TATAAGTGTAAGTCTTGAGCTTTGGTTAATGTAATTATCAGTAGCTTCAATTCCCTTTTTTATTGCTTGAAGTCCTGCATAAGTACCAATAAGACTTCTTATCTTCCTTGTCAAATTTTCAGCTGCGTTACTACCATGATTAAAATTATTATTCATTCTCTCTTGGTTATTTGATACACTGTCTTGCTTCTGTATCATGTCATCTAAACCAATTGTTGTATTATTTATAGCATTAGTAACATCATTTAAAGAATTATCAAGATATATCTCACTGTTTGCTGAATTTGCCAAATTGTCCATTGCACCAGTTACTTTCATAGTATTATTAAAAACACTTAGTAAAGGAGCTGTCATCATATCAAACATTCGTAAACTTGTAGATACCATTCCCATATTATCACCTCTTTTCTTCATATAAAAAGCACTTACATTAATTTGTAAGTGCTGAAATCAATTATTTTTAATGCTCACCTAAAGTTCTACTACTTCTGTAACTTTAGGTATTTGATTAAATAAATATACAAATCTATTTGCGTTAGGATTATTAGTAGCATTAAAACTTATATAATCTATTGTATCCTCTTTTTTATATATGATGATAAGATAGTTCGATATATTTTTTGTTACTTTTTCTTTAGCTCTACCTGCAACAATAGCACCTAATGGTCCGAATACCATTGCACCAGCAATTGCACTACCAGCACTACTAACATAAGCTTTTTGAATATCAATATCTGTTTTTATGCAAATATCTTTTATTCTATCAAAAGGCAAATTATACGTAACTCCACTACTTTCTATAATTAACTTATCTTGTCCCCAATATACTTCACATAAAACATTCTCAGGTAAATTAAGTCCTGCTATATGAGAAAAATTTCCACGTTCTTTTGCATTCAAATTATTCATTTTTTCTTCATTCATTCGTTTTAGTTGCTTTCTTCCTTTACTAGTTATAACAGCCATGTAAAAGCAAAATATAACAATGATTAACAATACGCTTATCACTACTAAAAAAGGTATAATATCTGGCATAACTCCACCCCCCGCTAAATTAATCTAATTTTAGCAAATCATGGCATACTATTCAATACTAATTTTTCTTTTTAGTCTTGATTAATGCTCTCTTTTCTTTATCTGCATGTATGTCGATACTCGCATATATAAAGGCTTTTTCTTCTCTCGACATATTCAAAAGAGTACTAGGGAGTATTTTTAACCTGTGGAGAGCGTAGTGAGCATACACAGCTTCACTATCACCCTCCTTAATTAGTTTTTTGCTTCTTCCATAAGCTCTTGAAGCCCTTTATCGTACCCATTGATAGATCCTACAGCATTACTCCATTCACTGTATTCGCCATCTTTCATTTTAACTTTCATAGCCTTTAATAGTTCTTCCGCACCCATAACACCCCATGCAGCTTGAAGCTCAGCATTTTTTAGGTCTGGATAAGTTGTTGTTTCTATGATTAAATTGGCCATATATTTATCCTGATCTGTTTCTGATATCTTCTGTCCTTTAACAAAACTAACTTTCCTACACTTCTTTCTTATCTCATCACCCTTATCAGCTGATAAAGGTTTGAACTTCATTTTCTTGACCTTGCCACCAATAGTTAATTCCTTCTCTATTTCAACAACGTCCTCAAAATCATCCATTAAAAACTCTTCAAATTTGCTCATTATATTATCCTCCTCAAAATTATCTTGATAGTGGTTTACCGAATTTATCTAGTAAATCTATATCTGAAAAAGTAAACGCCATATCTTCTTCAAGTGCATCTGAATCAGTATCAAAAGCAGCCACAGTTACTGTATCAAAGTTACAATGCTTTAATACTACTGTTTGCCTTCCTATGCTGCTTGTAGGATCATCATTTATAACTGTTAGATCGAAATAAGTGTCTACCCCAGTTTTAATATATTTGAGCATAAGCTCTATAAACAAGGAGGTAGCATAATAAATTGTAAGAGTTCCAGTACCCTTCCATCCCTTAGCTTTACTTTGAGTGCCTCGCTTACCTAATGTCTTTCCTTCGGTTTTTTCTTTATCTATTTTTGCATCTAGCTTTTTAGCATAAAATAGCTCTTCATTTCTTCCATCAAGAGTTATATATGCTCTAGCTTCTTGTCCACTAATAGTATCTTCAAAATTAAAAAATCCCATCTACTATTGCACCTCCACTTCCATATAAAGCTTCTCCATTGAATCTACTGGCTGAGCTGAGATTATAGCAAGTACAGAATCTATGTCTTCCCCAGCTAAAATAGTTACATCCTCAGCAACAACATTTTGAAGTGCATTAATGCCTTGCATTGTTTCCAATAGCTTTATTACATCTTTCTTGAATAAATTTCTTCCATCATCGTTGTTATTACCTTTTCCAGCATAGTTCATATCCCAGAGAAGCTTAACATCTGAGTTTATTCCATCTAGTACTCTAAGAACTCTATTCTTTCTAAAGTCCTTACTTTTTTCATCAGTAAAAGTTTTTAAAGTATTAATATCCTGCTCTATAATTACTCTTCCATTGTTAGTGGTAAATACTATCTCACCATTTTTAATCGCTGCTTCTATATCAGTATTTGTGTATCTAATATTTACATCTACAGCACCATCATAAGTAGAGTAGGTATTTGATTGATTTATATCAGCTCCTGCAGTTGCTCCTGCTACAAAAGCTACAGCTTTATCAGAAGTAATTACAGTACCATCACTCAGAATAACCCCATTTTTTACAGATATAACACCTTCATAATCAGCCTCAGGATACTTTTCTAATACTGCCTGGACCTTTCTACCTTCCTGCTCTCTAAGTCTTCTAATAAAGTTTGCAACTACAGCTTTTAAACTAGAATCTGTTGTGGCTATCCCTATTGTATTAAATTCATAAAGCTCTATATCTGCGAGATAATCAATGTAGTTCTGGTTTGTAACGGTCCCATCAGAACCACCAGTAAGTGATATTCCAGCAGTAGCGCTTAAAGCTCCGGTACCGCTAAAGATAACAAAAGAGTTAGCTTCTAAATCTTCTACTGTTTTAACTTTGATTTGCTTATCTACTTGAGTACTGCCTAGCATTGTGATTACATCAAAAGCAGTATTATCTTCAATATTTGTTTGAATTATAATCTTTATACTATTTCCCTTAGTACCTGAATATTTAGCTTCGCTTGTGAGTCCTGAATTAGTTACTTTAGCTTTAGTTCCTGAATTCACTCTATAAATGAGGAGCTTACTAGCTCTCTTTAAAGCTTCTCTTATAAGCAGTACTTCTGCATCCAGCATATCAATACCAATAAGCTGAAATAAATCAGTATATCTATCAATCTCAATTACTTTTTTTTCAAGTCCAAAGGACAGTATTAGTGGAATAGTTGCTATACCCCGTTCACTTATATTAACTGCTTCTTTCTTTTTAGATTTAAAATTTATATAAGCCCCTGGCCTTACTTTATTTTGCCTTGTCCATGTTCCTCCGGCCATATTACCTTACCTCCTTCTTATTAAAGTCATCCAGTATCGTATTTACTTCCTTTAAGCTATAAGCTTTATTCTCAAGTAATGCTTTCAAAATATCCTTCTCGATAAAAGTAAATTTATTGGAGGATAGTATTTGTTCTTTGGTGAACTCAGCTTCTTTCACCTCATCCTTAATATCTTTCTTATTGGCCATGCTTTACACCAACTCTCTGTTTTAATTTATTCATTTTAACTGGAGCTTCAATCTCTTTAAACACGTGATAGTTAAATTCTAAAAAGAAATGTAATACTCCATCTATGACTTCGTGATTATGCTTTACAGCCCTATATAGCTTACTATTTATTCTTATATACTCCAGCACCTCATAGAGCTTATCTGCTATGTCATTACAGTCTGAATTAATATCTTCTTTATCACTAAAGTAATGAATATCAAAAGATATATTTTTCTTATATCTTCTATTTAACTCTTTGTTTTGAGATGAGTTTAAAATCTTAACAAAAAAGCAAGGCTCCTCAAAGCCCTGCTTTATCTCTTCAGCATATATATTTATATCCTGAAATTCAGTATCAAGTACCTGGTTTATTCCTATCTTTACATCATTTATATTTGACATATTATCACCTTATTTAAGCTTGTTATTAAGGATTTGCTCAAGCAATTGAGTTTGCTTTTTCTCTAAAAACTTAGGAAGATCCTTTTCAATTTCCTTCATAGATATTGTGGCCATGAATCTACCCTCAACCCATCCTTTATGATTCATAGTTCTATGACCAAACTCAACATAGGAAGCATACTCAGTATTATTGAATATCTCTATGATATAAGAATCTCCTTGCTTTTCTACATTTCCTACTTGCCAGTTTCTCCTGAGCTGTCCTCCAGTTTTATTTGAATGAGCAGTAAATTCAACATGTTTACTTTTAATTTTTGCTGTAAAATTTACTTCTTTACCGCCCTTAGTTTTAAACTTTACTAGCTTAACTTTCTCCTTAGTAATGAAGCTTACTTCCTTTGTTCCATAGACGCCTACAGGTGTTCTTTTCTTAATCTTTCTATCAGCTCTGAAAGCCATTTCAAGTAAAAACTCTTCTATAAATTTATCTATGACCTTTTTATCTACTGCATTTTGAAATCCTTGCATAAGCTTTTTAAACTGAGAATAATCAAAACTACCAAGCTTACTCATTAACCTTTACCTTCTTTGGATAATATAACTTCCTGATGAGTATTGTAAGGAAAACCTTCACCTGCAGTGTACTTAGTAGAAACACCTTTATTTATAACTTCTACTATATCACCCTGCTTAATCTCAAGCTCAGGAGCTATAAAAAGCTTAATTTCATAGGATATTTTGTTTACGGTGTCGGTTTGATTATTCTTGCTTAAGCTTTGCCTTGAAACTCTGCATGATTGATTTTCACAGATAGTAATCTTCCTATTCTTACTTTCTTTTGTTACTGGATCCTTATGTTTATCTCCTTCTCTTATAATCGTACAAGAACTGTCATATAAGCTTTCAACAACTTTACTAGCCTTTTTAAATGCAAAAGCTAGCAGCATTACCACACCAGCTTTCTATATCTATTAAGTTGTACCCTATAATCTTTTATAAGAGTATCCTTGAACTCGGCTATATTACTCCTATAGTTTACAGTTGTATCTCCTTCACTTATAGAAGAAACCGAACCTAATGGAATGTTTTCATCTCCTAGATTCTCATTTCTGTATAAATCTATAGCCATTCTATAAGCAGTATTACTTAAACCACTTGGCAGCTCTTCTAAATTACAATAGCTCATGATAATTTCTGTAGTATCATCTATGACAAATTGTAATGCAATATCTTTTGTGTTATCGGTAATGTCTATGCCTAAAAGCTGTTTTAGTTTATCTAACTCCATAAAAATCACATCCTACTAATCTTGTGCTTCATTTATCTTTTCAAGGATACCATTAAGGCTAGTTGCCTTTCCAATATCAATATCTTTTTCTTTTGCATATGCTTTCAACTCATCAATAGTCATTTCCTCAAGAGAAAGAGAGTTTGACTTATCAGTCTCAGTAGTATCTTTTATTATAGTAAAACCCTTTGATACTAAAAAATCGCATATTGCTTTGGATGCGACTACGCGCTCAACATTATCTTTTTTCAATCTAAACATCTTAAACACCTGGCTTGCTATCCTTGAAGCTAGCATATATTCCTTTTATTTTATTTTCAAGTACCCAAATATCATGATACCTTCTATAATCAAGTGACCAGGCATTTGCTTGTTGATTAGTCATTGGATCAAATATTCTCATAACATCTTGCTTTGTTATGGCTATAGGAATATCTCTTGGTACTATGATAAAATTAGCATCTATTCCACTAACACCTTTAATATATCCACCTGCTTTCTGACCTTCAGTAACACCATCGTATAATGTTATGGAAGAATATAATCTGTTTGAAGGTGTAGGAATTATAGGGCAGTTATCTATAGCTGGAACTTGCGTATTTATTCCGCCTTGTGCAAATGTTACTGAAGCTATCTTATTAGACATAGCAAGCTCAAGAGCATTAACAGTATCATAACTTGCATGAATAACTAGTTGTCCGTTATATCCATTCTCTCTTACAACCTTAATTCCATTCTTGATTTTCTCCAGTATTGTTGTAGAACCAACAGAATAGCTATATGCTGCATTAGTATCTCCAGAAATACCAATAGCTTTAGTAGCAAGAGCTGATAATCTATAAGCATCAATCTCAGGTATAACCTTAGTCCTTTGGAACTCTCCCATTATATTACCTGCTGTTAGTACAAATCCGCTTTCATCTACATCCATAGCATCAATAGAGAATTTTCTTCCCCTGTCCTGAGTCATTTCATAGGTTTTATATTCAAACTTGATATCTCCACCAGCATATCCACCAGCTGATCCTCTATCATAATCACCTAATCCATCTACACTTAATTGTGGTATCTTAACTTCCTTACCACCTGTATATTTTACCTTACCAGCATTAGCGTCCATCCAGCCAGTTAACATATCGTGTACTGCTGCCTTATCTAGTTCATTTTGAAATATAGTTGCATATTGTATTACATTTGCCATTATTTTCCCTCCTAAATTTAACTTATATTGTCCCAGCTATCGCACCTGCTATTTGCGTAGCTAAATCTTGTCCACCAGCATTACCTCCTTGAGGTTTATACACATATGTATTTTGATTCTGTGTACCTAGTGTATTATCTTTAGCTTCATCAGCAAGTACTCCTGGATTAGTTTCTTTGAATTTACTTATATAGTCATCAGCTCCTAGAAATTTACCTTCTGCAAGTTTTAGCTCTTGACTCATAAATTCTTTTAAGAAAGCATTCTTTGTGAAATCATTTGTGAACTTTAAACCATTAACATAATCTTTAGCTGCAAATTCATATTCTTGAGCCTTCATTTTCTTTTCAAGCTCTGTTTTTTGATTTGCTACTTCTGTCTGGAAGGTTTCATACTTAGATTTCCATTCGTTTGCTGATTTTTGAATCCCTTCTATATCCATTCCTTTGAATTTTTGAATTTGAGTGTTTGCATCATCTAATGTCTTTTTATTCGTTTCAAGCTCAGTTTCTAAGTTCTTAAACTTTTCTGCTGCCTTCTCAGCTTCTTTCTTTTGCTTTTCAACATCCTTACCATTCTCAGCCATAACTTTATCTATAACTGAATCATCTAACCCTAATTCCTTTAAAAACTCTCTTTTCATAACAAATCTCCTCCAATATTTTTACGTTTTTTACGAATTTAACTTTTTCTATATTGATACTTATTTCTTTTACGCCTAACAACTTTTAAAAAGGCAAAATAAAAAAATCTTATTTCTAAGACTCAATTTTTAGACATAATAAAAGCACTTACTATTTTTACTTAGTAAGTGCTTAATTAATTTTCTATTGCATCTTTTGCCCATTGTATATCTTTACTTATATCAATATTAGGATATTTATTTTGAATATCTTGAAGAATACTAATAAATTCTTTGCTTTGAAAATTATAAGATATATCTTCAAAGTATCCTGCCATATACCAAATTTGATGTTCATTACATTCATCTTTCAAAAATCTTCCGGTAACCTCAAGATCTTCACTTAGCATCTTAACTATTTCATTCCAATACTCATCAAGATTAGGAGATGCTCCATGCTGATTCATTGCTTCTATATATTTTAAATTATCAAATATCTTACTTTTATTAAACATTATCCTTCCCCTCCTTTCATTCTTTGAGTTTCATCTGGAAATATAGTTGTAATCTTTTTAACTTTTACATCATAACATATGCCTACTGTTACTTCGAATGTTGCTTGAGTATCTCTAAATGGCTTTAATGCTTCATCAGAACCAGCAAGAATTAAAATATTTCCTATTTGTGCTAATTCTAAATTTACCTGAGAATACTTAAATCTCAAATTACATTTTTCATTTAAGACTTTTTCGTAAAATTCTATTGATTGCTCAATATCATGTACATAGAACCTATTTAAAGTTTGTTTTATTTTCATTCCTCCCTAAACTGCGTAATATTTTTCAATAGCATCCTAATTCCATTATATAGAAAATATAGATAAAATACTATATCACTTAATACTAATTTAAACATAATAAAAGCACCTACTATTTTTGCTTAGTAAGTGCTATACCCAAGGTTCTTCTTCCCAATCATTATGATATATTATAGATTCAAGTCTATTAATATAATCTGTTATATTTTTGGTTTTCTCTTCACTGCTGCAAAAAAATTGCCACAGCTCCTTAACAAAATTCTTAGACTCTGTTTTTTCAAAATATGCATCTACAAGCTCTTCTATATACCATCTATAATCTTTAGAATTATCCCCATCATATTCACAATTCTGTTTTATAAATTTTATAGCTTTTTTTTCATCTTCTGCCATAATTTCAGCACATCTTTTCCAAGCCATATTTATATATTCATCATCATTCACATTAAGTTTCATACGGAATTTTTCAATAATTTCTTTAATATCACTTGTCTTTGATATATCAATGAGATTTATTATCATTTTTACGTTCTCCGTTCTTAATAAAATTCAATCACCCTCATTTACTTAGTAAGTGCTTATCTTCTTCTGATTTTTTTATTCTCGCATTGGCTTCTTCTTCAGTTATTTCTTCCACTTTAAAAATCTCTGAGCTATTACCTATAGAACCTTCATCATAACCCATAATCCTGTCCATCAAGACATTATTATTATCTATTACCCATCCTTTTACTTCATCATAGAGATATGGAACAAAATTATCAATCTTCCCCAGCCTCTCTAAATCACTTATGTAATAATATTCCACATTCTCACCTCACATTTTCAATGTTATTTGGGTATTTAAGTTTATTTGAAAGTTGAGTCATTTTCTTTGATAATTCAACGGCTTCATTTGATGATTTGTCAACGATAACTCTCCAACCTTCGTATAATTTATGTAATTCACCATTCTTCAATTCAAAGCTTTCAGGTGTATGATATTGAATTTCTATCTTCTGCCCTGTTGGAGATATATAGTTGCAGTTTATCCCTTTATAAGGATTACTTTTAACAAGCCAAGTATTCTTTATTTTAGATACTGTATAACCTTTACCAGATAGAAGATCATTAATTGCAATATATTTATCGACCAGGT